GGAGCGCCTATGCCAGCGGGGGCTCCACCGAGACCCAGATCACCCATCGGAGCAACGGCTTCGCCGCCAGCGATGTTGGCGATCTCGGAGTCGAGGCCATCCAACTGGGATCGGATACCTTCCGACCACTGTCCGCCCTTCAGTTTCTCCCACTCGGAGATGAACTGAACGCCTTCCCGCATCGTGCGAATCTCTTCTTCAAGTTCTTCGCGCTTCGCGGTCAGGAGGTCAAATTCGGGGGTAGCGGGGGCGTCCATCGGGATACCCGAGTCCAGACCCATGATCTGGTCATCAATCATGTCCAAATCCGCCTGTTTGCGGTCAAGTGCCGCTTTCGCGGCTGCCAGTTTTGAGTTCGTTTTGTTTGCCATTAGTGTAAGAGCCTCCCACGCAGGTCCGCGTCCATTAAAGCATCCCCTAAATCAACGGTTTCGAATTCATCATTTACACTGGCAATTTTTGCCATCTTGCCTGACTCATCCGATGATTTGGTGTATTTGGTACGCGGCCCAACCCATTCCTCAGCCACGGTATTGCGTTTTGCAGCCCCGGGAAATGCGGGGGTAGCAACCCAGCTCGCCTCGACAAATTTGACCCCACCGTTCGGCATGGTCTTGTGGCCGCAAAGTTCCGCTATGCGGCGTGAAATACCATCGTCATCCGCAAGGAACATGCCCTTCTGATATGACAGGTGGTTGCAATAAGTGTTTTGGTCGGTGACGCGAGCGCCACAATAGCTGCAAATAACGAGGTCGGTCACGCAGCCCATGCTCAGATACTTGACCTTCTCGCTGCGGATGTCGTTAATCAGCTTCTCGTGCCCGAGGTCCGTGGCGACGAGGATGTCGCAAAAGTAAACCCACACGGAGCCATCGCCGCTCAATTTGATCTTACGGAGGATCGCGTCGAGGATGTGCCCCTTCGCGTACTTCGAATTCTGGAAGTGCTCCACGAAATTAAAAGCCCCAACGAACGAACTATGGGACAGCTTCAACACCTCATTCGTCCATGCATCATCGTTGTTGTTGACGAGGTGTGAACACTCTGGCTTGATGAGATAATCGTATGGATCAGCTTCGGTCATCACCGAGGCCATGATGGTGCAATGGCTAAGCAAATACTTTGATGTATCCGCTGCCGTCTTGAAGCGTGCCATCGCTGATGCGACTCCGCCTGAGGCAGACTTGTGCCCAAACACGTGCTTTCCATGCAACTTTACCCAATCATCAGGTGTGATGACAGGTTCCTGCAAGGCGGCATTGGCTATCTTCGTGAATGGCATAGAGTTCCCTATTTATGAAGGCGGTAGTTAGTAAAAACACCTACAGGCGAGGCACTCCCGTAGACCTTGGTCGTCGTCCACGCCATCCTTCACCGCTTTCCCCTTAGTGCTCTTGCAGTTAGGGCACTTAAACCCCTCTTCAACCTCAATCGATGCCCACTTCGAGTAGGCGGATTCGTAATAGTTCTGGATGAAATCTTCACCGACTTCCTTCCAGAGGTCTTCCATGGTCATACCCGCGTCCTGAGCTTCTTGCAACATGGTCTCATCCACCATGAAAACTTGCTTGGCTTCGTCCTTCATGTCTCGGACTTTATCCAAGTAGTATTCGTTCTCCTCCGAGGCTTGAAGCTTTTTCTTTGGTAGAATGGTGGGCTTGGTGTAATCCACGCAGGTCACACGAAGCTTGACATCTGGTAGATCAAGATACCCGCGATCCAGCAGTTGGTTTTCTTGTTCGTGAGTTATTGGCCCCCAGTTCTCCTGCACGATTGGGAGGGCCTTGATTCTATCGCCCACATACCAAACTTCGTGCTTCGGGGCTGGGCGCTTAATTTCCCCATATTGACCTAGCGGGGTATCGGGCGGGAATGCGTACAGCTTGAAGTTTCCTTCTCGACGAGGTACGACTTCACCTTCAACTGCATCGGCGGTTTTGTCCTCATCCATTACGCCTTCCATCACTTCATCCTGCACCTGCGTATCGAGGTGTCTACGGATATCGTCACGTGGAGGAAGAAATCTCGGCGTCTCATGGATGCCGATCTCCGCTGTTTTCGCACTCGCGGTTTTATCCCCCTCTTCTTCTTCAACATCGACGCTCGGATCGTTAGGCGTGCCACCCGGAGGGGTGCCCGTACCGTAGGTCTTGGTGACAGCCGCCTCTTTCTCTTCTCCCTTTTCAGGTGGCCTCACATACGTGCAGCAATCATCGTAGTCCACTTCGATTGTTCCGTCAGGAAGCAGGCGATCCGCAAGCTCGGGGTCCGCCATCACCTTCGGGTGCTTGCATGAATCCACTTCCTTACCCTCCGCGTTCTTCGAGTGCGGAGTGCGGTGCACACAGTTCATGCAGGTGAACGGGCCGCCTCCAGCGTAGCCGCTCATCTTGGTGCCGAGCACTTCAAGCTGAGGACTTTCTTCCGCAGAGCCTTCCCGCATTTTGCGACGACAAGCTGAGCAATAATCTCCGCCCCAGCGAGGATCAACTTGAAACTGTTCACCACATTCCGCGCAATTTTTGTAGTCATCGGTATGAGTAAGCGTATCGCCCGTGGGGTTAATGCTCTTAGTCGGCACGCCCGCAGCGTTGACGCCAATCTGATCGCCCACGCCAGCGTTTTCGAGAGTCTTCTGGGCTTTCATCACTTCATCGTCGGAAGGTTCTGTTGGTGCGATGGGCTGTTTCCCAATAGCTTGATCGACTTTATCTTCAAACACCTTGGTCGGCGACGGGCGAATGGCGGCCTGAAAAGCACGAGCGGCGGACTTGGCCATCCTGCCGAGATTCACAGTGAGTTGGTCAATGGGACACGCCATTACCGCCTTACCATCCTTAGAGTACGTGACCATCCCATCCTTGGGGTTGAAAGAAAGCCGTTCACCCTTCCCCCTAACCCACAGCGTAGTCCCATCATCGACACGGGCTCCATATTGAAACCCCCGACTATTGACGATGCCGTTAATCTCTTCTTCAGCGGTGGAAAATGGTGAACTTGGCTCGCTCTCTTTGAAGAACGTCGCCGTTTCGGGGTCGGGTTCGGTTGGTACCTTGTCTGCGGACTTGCCTAACTCAACCGATAGGAGATCGGCGGGAATACCGTCTTGAAGCGCACCGCCCTCGACTTCGGTGGAGTTACGCCCCGCGTAATCCTTGCCGTTCTGAGTGGTGAAATCAGGATCAGAATGGTGCTGATGCTCGGCATACTCGGGGTCATTCCACATGACCATCGTTTCGTCGAGTGCTTGTTTTTGTAGGAGTGGATTTCTAGGCTTCATTCATTACCTTCAGAAGGATGAGGCGGATGAGTATCCGCCTCGGCCTAGTTAGATTATACGGAGACGGGACCTGTGCTGGTGCCAGCGAAGAGCAACGAACGACCCGTAGCATCACCCTTGTTAAGACCAGAGTCAAGGAACTCGCCGTAGACCGACCCGATCACGTCAAAAATATCGGTGACGGTAATGGTGCAATCTTCCGTGACAGCGGCGGTATCAATCGTGAACGCCGTGTTATAAGACTCCATCCAGCACCCTTCGTAAATGGTTGCGACAGCGACCAAGCCCGGGTTACCGAGGTTGTTCAAACCGCCCTCATTCGGAATGTCAGCAAGTGTAGCTTCGGGAGTTGTTGCACCCGGGTCTTCCGTAGCAAGCTGGGAGAACACAATCTCCTGCTTGATATCGAATGGCCAACGGTGATGCTTCAACGAACGAACAGCACCGCTCACGCCAGCCTTGTAGCCGAGGACCTGTTGAAGGTTCGCGAGATACAGGCAAGTACGGGTGATGCTGATGCTGAGCGGCTGAGTCACGCCCGGAACGAGTTCTGCGATCTGGTCGCCGTAACCGAGGCCGCGAACGGCATCGATAGTCTTTGATTCTGAGTAAGTGAAGGACGAGGTTACACCCAACTTTACGAACTTGCCTACGTCTACCGCGTCTGTGAAAATCTTGAATCTAGACGAGATAACGGTTTCGGTATTCGGCGAGGTTCCTTGCCGATAAACATATCCGCCTTCTGACATGATGTTTCTCCTAAGCCGTATATCTTACGGCGGGTCTAGATTGGTTGAACTCACGGCCTAACCGTGTTGCCGTAGCCTTGGCTATACACCATGCTACGAATTCGGGAGTCCTAGACTTGTTCAACTTCCGAATACTCTCTGCCGAAGTTTCTCTCTTTGATTCACTTTTATTACTGCGAATCAAAGCTTCGGTCTGAATTTTTCTTGCGTCAGCGGAAGGATGCCAGTTATTTTTCTTTCTGGTTTCCCATCCCACCATCTGAGCTTTAAGCTGATCGGGCGTTAACGGCCTCCCTCTTTTAGGTGCCGTTCTTTTCTCCACCCACTCGGCAGACTGTTTTCCTCGGGGACCCGACATTAGCTGTTTGGTCTTGTCCGAATGTTTTCGTCCCGCCATCGGCCTACCTGCAACTGGACACATGTTATATCCAGTTCGGTATGCATCAAAAGCATCGATGGCTATTTGTTCCTGCCACAGTAAATCTTCCTCAGGACAGTAAGCCAAAATCTCGAATTCAAACGCTTTTTCACCATACTTCTTGAAGGCATTTGACAGTTTTCTGTTGACATGGCGTCCTGCGCTAAACTCCCACAGGTGTCGCTTCCGCCGATCTTTCATGTCTGCTGCACTGCCGATGTACGATTTGCCGTTCACCGTGTTCAACCAACGATACACACCGCAATCAAAAAATCCCATTCAATTAGTAGTTGCGAAATCCAGAAAACTAAAATCACTGCTCGGGGAACGTGACTACCTTCGTTCCAATTCATCGCACGTAACGATACGGCCCTAAGGCAGTGAAATTCCAAGCACGATGACCCGGCGTTTTTACGTTCCCCGAACCTTATTCTGCCGAAGTTACCAGCGCCAAACCCTTGAAAGAAGACTTCTTGTTGCTCTTCTCACGGATTTTTGCAGCCGCTTCCTCGGACTCTTCCTGCATGACCAGCTTGTTGAGGGTCTTGACCGCCTCATCAGCCATGGAACCTGCACGGAAGATACTTTCTACGAACTCACGAACTGGACGGCTATCGTTCACCGTGCAGATCGCTTTGGCGTCAAGGTAGGTTTGTTTAAGCTCTTTGCCTAGCCTTTCCGCCTCCTTTACAGCTTTTTGAGCCGTCATCTCGCCAGCTAATTTGATCGGGAGCGTCGTTGCAGGACGGTCCAGACGGGCGGGAGCTTCATCAATCTTGCTGTGGGCTTCGCCGACTTCTGGTGTACGTCCACCATCT